CGTCCAACGCTGGACAAGAATGTGTTACTCCCCACCGACTATACGACGCTAATCCGGGAGTGGGTTAACACCCTTCCCGCTTCTCCAAAGAATGACTATCTCAAATGTCAGATCTTTGAAAAGTTTGTTGATGCTTCTACTGTTCCCTCTCATGTGAGAAGGGAAAGGGCCATTGCAAAGTGGCTCTCCAATGAGGCAGTGAATGAGGAGACAAACTTACGTTTGTCTACTACGCCTGATGAAACGGTTTTATTACCGTCAGTTAGGTTTGGTGACTTCGTTGAGAAGACGCGTAGTATTATATCCCAGATAATCGGTGATCTTCCTTGTGATATGACCCTTGGGTCATTCTCAGGGGGTGCGTCGACTAGCAGGGTTCGTACTAACAGCTTTGCGGCTGGGAAGTACGTCGGTAAAGCACATATAACACGTGCTTGTTTGGGCATGTTCGACCAATCAGACTATGCAGCCTGGTTGGCTTCTTCGCCAATTTCTTTGGAAATTGTTGAAGGAGCGGACATGTTCACTGTCCCGAAGAACGCACTTATTGACCGTGTGGCTTGTAAAGAGCCAGACATCAATATGTTCCTTCAAAAAGGAGCTGGTTCACAGCTTCGTAAGGCTCTGCGTAATGTAGGAATTAACTTACAAGATCAGGGTCGAAACCGAGATCTAGCAAGGATAGGTTCTAAGGATGGCTCTTTAGCCACTTTGGATTTATCTTCAGCTAGTGATACGGTTTCGTTCGAAGCTGTGTTCCAATTGATGCCAATCGCCTGGTTCGGTTACCTAAACTCCATCCGGAGCCCAGTAATCGTAATTGATGGCGAGCGACATGAGTGTGAAATGTTCTCGTCTATGGGTAACGGCTTTACCTTCGAGTTAGAGAGCTTGCTCTTTTACGCGTTGGCTAGGGCTACTGCCTATTTTACGGGAACAAAAGGTGTCATCAGTGTCTATGGAGATGATTTAATCATCCCAAGTGGCATGTATGCCTCATTTAGGCATATTTTGTTTTACTTTGGATTTTCTCCAAATGACCTTAAATCGTTCTCAAGTGGTCCATTCCGCGAAAGTTGCGGTGGACATTACTGGGATGGTGAGGACATTACTCCCTTCTTCGTTAGGAGGCCTATCGATCGACTGTCTGAGCTCATTCTATTCCTCAATAACTTGAGGGTATGGAGTGGGCGCGGGCAGAAGCTCTTTCTTGATTCTGATGGTTGGCCGTTATGGTCGCTGTTGAGTCTTGATGTACCTCCTGAACTTAAGGGTGGCGATTTTACCAGTAGTGGCAGGTACCAATTGATTTCTCCCGGAAACCCGAGGAAAAGATTGGCTCCTGTCACAATGATTAAACAACTTCCAGAACATGGGAAGTACTGTCATAAGCTCAATTTGATTGAGTCACGAGAGCACGTTCCATATATGGAGGAGTCAACTGATAAAATCGTTCTTGGAATCTGCCGTTTAGCAGATTCCAGGAAATGGACGTGGCATACGTGCGGTATGCTCTTCTTAGACGAAGAGGCCGCGTAATGGCACCCGCCTAACTGGCGGTGGGAAAAGGGAGTAGTAATATTCTCTTTCCATCTCTC